CCTCGGTCTGAGCACACGTTTGCTCGGTATGCACGCCGTGGACGACGGCATTCAGGCAGTTCGCCAGGTTTTGAACCGCTGCTGGTTCGACGCGACCAACTGCGCCGAGGGAATTGATTCCCTGCGCATGTACCGGTCGGAATATTCGGATAAGAGCGGCGAATATAAGAACCGTCCGCTTCATGACAAACACAGCCACTGTGCTGACGCATTCCGCTACGCCGTAATGGGCGTGAATGAGAAATATATTGCCTCCCAGTCCGACTGGGATGAGCCCATCAACCGCGATGTCCTAGGAACCTTTGTGTAATGGCTAAAGCTAGTGTCAAGGGCATTTCTCCAGATCGTGTACAGAAGTACATGCAGCAGGTCCTTCAAGATGCCGTGAACTTCATGGAATCTGACCTCCAGCCTGTCCGCGAAATGGCCGATGTTTATTATCAAGGTGGCACTGATCTCGGTTTTACTCCTGGCCGCTCCCAAGTTATCGTTGATTGCGTGCGTGCCGGCGTCAATTCTGTTATCCCGTCAGTTGCGCGTATCTTTACGCAGACCGATACGATCGCTGAGTTCTGGACCGACGATGCCCAGGGCGAGAAGGCCACCAAAGAAGCTACCCTCTTCTGCAACCACGTGTACGACAAGTACGATGGTTACACCGCTCTCATCTCCATGTCTACCGATGCGCTCAAGGCGCGTCTTGGCGTGGTCAAGGTCTGGGTCGAAAAGAAGAAAGTTCCCAAACACTCTTATGTGCCCGCGTTATCGGCTCCCGCGGACATGGGCGCAGAGGGGGAACAGCCTGACGTCGAGGAATCGCCCCCCGAGATGTCGGCTGAACCTATCGAAATGGACGAGGCTGATCCTGAGGATCTGCTTGAAGGTGAAGAAGACGCTCCCCAGCTGACCGAAGCTGACGAGAATATGAGCGTCTACACTCAGCTGGTCGAGAAGACCATCTGGCACCTCGATCCCATTCCGCCGGAAGAATTCATCTACGACGCCAATGCGAAGTCTGATCGCGACTTCCAGGTCATGGCCCACCGCCGGACTGTGACGATCGCTGACGGTGTGGCTCTCGGATACCCCGAGGATGTGCTGCTACCCCTGGCCTCTACCGATGACACCCTGACGACCACTGAGCGCGATGAGCGTCGCGACTACACCACGGACAACGCAGACAACACCAAAGCGATCGATCCGCTCTCAGCCAGCGTTCTTCTGACCGAAGCCTACGTGTGGCTTGATGTTGACGGCGATGGTGCTCAGGAACTGCGTCGTATCGTGTGCGGTGGCACTGATTACAAGGTTCTCTCTAACGAACCTGTGAATTATGTGCCGTTTGCAGTCGGCAAGGCTTCAATTCAGCCGCATGTGTTCGCGCCGATTTCGCTCGCTGAAGACCTGATCCAGGATCAGGACGCTCAGACGGCCATGATGCGCTCCATCATCGACAACGCGGCGCTTGTGAACTCCCCGCGTACCGCAGCCAACGAGTCTAAGGTCAATTTGAACGACCTTAAGAACGGCGCTATCGCGGCAATCGTCCGTGTTAAGGAAATGGGCCAGATTGAGGAGCTCACGACTCCTCCGACGATGTCGCAGACGCTTCCGGTTCTGCAGTACATGCAGGAAATTTCGGAAAAGCGCTCTGGTATCACCAAGCTGAGCCAGGGTATCGATCCGGACGCTCTCCAGTCCACCTCGCGAGTAGGCGCTGCCGCTGCGGTGTCAAATAGTGATGCACGTATTGAGATGATGGCCCGGAATATCGGCGAGACCGGTGTCAAGTCGCTTTTCAATACGATTATGAAGGTCGCTGTTAACGAACTGACTGGCGCCCAGACCGTCAAGGTCGCATGGGGCTATGCTACGGTCAATCCGTCTATGTGGACGGACGACATGAGCATCAAGATCAACGTCGGCCTCGGTTCGGGCAAAATCGACGAAAAGAAGATGATCCTCCAGGGGCTGATCCAGTTCCAGACGGCTGTCATCGAGAAGGCTGGTCCGGCCAATCCGCTTTGCACTTGGGATAACCTCCGCAATAGCTGGGCTACACTGCTTCGCCTTTCCGGCCTTCATAACACGACCGACTATCTCCCATGGACGCCTCCAGCCGCGGTGCAGAAGCTCGATGCTGATCAGAAGCAGTCTAGCCAGCAGAGCCAGCAGATGCAGATCCAGGCCGGTCAGGCTCAACTCCAGATTCAGAAGCAGCAGGCTGACGCCATGCAGGCCATGGTGCAGGTTGAAGCTCAGAAAAACCAGATGAAGTTCCAGGAAGCTATGGCTTCTATGCAGCAGAAGCACGCTGCAGAGATTCAGAAGCTTCAGGGCGAGCTTATGCAGCAGCAGACCAAGAATATGCAGGATCTGCGTACGGTTCTTATCGAAACTGAGCAGAAGCGCGATGCTGCGATGCTTAAGTTCTACGCGGACATGTACAAGCTCGGCGCCCAGCGCGAGCAGATGGAAATTGACGCTAATGCGGCAGCCGAACAAGCTCGTCAGCAGACAAATGAGAGCATGCAGTAATGGACGCTGCTAAGGTTCAAATTCTGGCTATCGTCGAAAACCAGTACTTCGACCAGATCTTCGCATCTATGAAGAACGATGTTGCGTTGAAGATGATGGAAACTGACGATGTAGCTGATCTTGTTAAACTGCGGGATGAAGTGCGTGCCCTAACTCGGTTACAGGGAAAGCTAACCGAAATTGCTAACGATGTAAGGATGACACGATAATGCCGGGCGAAAACGAAACACTCGAGGGCGGACTGGACGCTGTAGCGCAGACGCTACTGGTCGGTGGTGATGACACACCTGCGCCGAAAACTCCTACACCCAATCGCGTTGCTGAGGGTGAAGATCAGGTTGATGAGAACGACGTTGATAATTCCGTCGATCCGTCCGATCTTGACCTCCTTGAAGACGGCGAGGAAGACGACGCTGGCGAAGAAACCTACGAAAACGATGACGACGGCGAGCAGGGTTATACGGATCCTGACGACACGGAACACGAAGTCGTTGTGGACGGTGCTCCAACCAAGGCCAAGCTTCGTGATCTGAAGGCTGCATATAGCGGCAACAAGGCTATTGAGCAGCGCGTTCAGCAGGCATCGGAATATCGTAAGCATTCCGAAGTGATGGCTGGCGAGCTTATGAAGCAGCTCAATTTGCAGGCCACCAGGCTCAAGCAACTCGACACTATTCTGGCCCAGGCTGAGACCCCCAATATCGATTGGGCTACGCTCCGCACTACGGACCCGCAGCGCTATCTGATCGAGAAGGATAAGCAGCAGGAATTGGCCAATAAGCGGGCCTATGTCCAGCAGCAGGAAGAAGCTACTCGTCAGCAGCAGCGTGAGCTTCAGCTGCGGAAGCAAGCCGAATTCGCGGCTGAGCAGGCTGAGATCCTCGTGCAGAAGATTCCGGAGCTCAAGAACCCGGAAAAGGCCAAGGTGATGGGCGAAAACTGGAACAAGGTCGGTCGGGAGTACGGTTTCTCTGACGAAGAGATTTCCGGCATTATCGACCACCGCCACTTGCTGGTTTTGACCGACGCCATGAAGTATCGTGCCTTGGTTGCGGCTAAGCAGTCGCGTCAGGGCAAGAACGGCAACGTTCCTCGTCAGCAGCCTAAGCCGTTGCTTCGTCCGGGTTCTCAGAATTTCAATTCCCGCATGAACAACGCCAAGGCTGAGAAGGCCGCACTGGCTAAGGCAGCTCAGTCCGGCTCTCTCGATGACGTTGCAGCTACCCTGCTTGTTTCGGCTCCTCGTCCGAGGGCGAAGCGAACTGGGTTCTAACATGGGCCTATAGGACGGAGTTTCGGCTCCGTCTCATTAGACCAATGTTCTAAGCCAAATAGAACACACTAAGTGCCAATCGCGACAGCGTAGTCTAGGGATTGGGAAAACACAAAGTGAGGATCGGAAGCGCCTAAACCATTTGGAGGGCGTGGATGCTGGCAGAAACCCAGAAAACCTCAATGTGGAGAATTCCCAATGACTGTTGCAGCCAATGCCGCACAGACCTACAACGGCAAAGTAATCCGCGAAGATCTGCAGGATGCAGAGAACCGCATCACCCCGACCGAAACCCCGTTCATGAGCATGATCGCCACTGATGGCGGTAAGGCCACGAACACCTATCACGAGTGGCCGCTCCTCGCGCTCGCTGCCGTGAACAGCTCGAACCGTGTGGCTGAAGGCCAGGACGCTCCCTCCGTGGACGCTCCTGACTACGCCGCTCGTCGCGGCAACTACACGCAGATCTCGATGAAGGTTCTGAAGCTGTCGGACACCACCCAGGCGGTGGATGACGCTGCGAACATTCTGTCGAAGTCCAAGCAGATCACCTACAAGCTGCTCGAGCTGAAGCGCGACAAGGAGACCATGCTTCTCCAGAACGTGCCGGCTGTTCCGGGTGCCGCTAACGGCGCCACTGTTCGCCAGGCTGCTGGTATGCCCGCGTTCTACCTGACCAACGCTCAGCGCGGTGCAACTGCTACCGCCCCGACGCTGTCTGGCGGCACCAACGGCTACCCGAATGCCGCAGCTGGTGCCGGCACCGCACGTGCTCTGACGGAAGACCTGCTGAACAACGGCATCCAGGCCGCTTGGAATGCCGGTGGCCGTCCGAAGTACATTCTGGTCAGCCCGACCAACAAGCGCCTGATCTCGAAGACCTTCAATGCCTACGGCACCCGTTACAACTCGACGGACAGCCAGAAGCTGATCAGCGCGGT